CTGTTAATGTCATTGGTGCGAGGCCAAAGACTGGAAAAACACTCTTGGCCCAGAATATGGGGATGAATATTGCCAAACAAGGTGTTCCTGTATTAGACCTTGATACAGAAATGATGTTTAATGATTTTCGTAATCGTGCTATCGCTTCTGAATCACAAGTTGCTATTAATGCTATTGAATCGGGCCAGTTCGATAGTGATGCAGTATGCAAAAATAGAGTTTATAATAAAACACAAGCAGTAAAAGGTGTCCCTTATTATCATATTAATATTGGCGGTAAGCCATTTGAGGATCAGTTAGCAATCATGAGAAGATGGTTGGCTAGACATGTAGGACTTAATCCTGACGGGACTGCTAAACAATGTGTTATTATTTATGACTACTTGAAGTTAATGAACAGTGCAGATATTAAAGATGTTGCGGAGTTTCAGGCTCTTGGTTTTATGATGACGGCACTTCATAATTTTGCCTTGAAATATGGTGTTCCTATATTATCATTTATACAGTTGAATCGTGATGGTATTACAAAAGAGAGTACGGATGCAGCTTCTGGATCAGATAGAATCATTTGGCTTTGCTCTAACTTTACTATCTATAAGGTTAAGTCTGATGAAGAGATCGCACAAGATGGTGAAGAGCATGGGAATCGAAAGTTGGTTCCTATTATCGCCCGTCATGGTCAGGGTCTAGAAGATAAAGATTATATTAACGTAAAGATGAAGGGGCAGTTTGCTCATTTAACAGAGGGTCTTACCGCTAAAGAATTAGAGGATGGTGGTAACTATGTCGATGATGACGAAGAATTCCAAGGTGACAAAGAAGATGTCCCATTCTGATGATTACAATGATCAAGCAAAACTTGAGCAACTATGTTGGGATGCCGTAGAGTTTATTGATAACATCTATGAGTTCTTTCATATTGATATCAAGTATAGAAATGATCAACTTATAAAATCATGTTGTCCAGTTCATGGTGGTGATAATCCAGTTGCTTGTAACTTTTATCCTGCTGGAGATCATGTAGTCCACTGGAAATGCAGAACTCACAGTTGCGAAGACCATTTTGGTAAAACTATGATTGGTTTTATTAAGGGGTGTCTATCTAGAGCCAGATATGAATGGGAGAAGTCTGGCGATAGAGAAGCAACATTTAAAGAAACAGTTGATTTTCTACTTGAGATTACTGGACAAAAGTTTGGTGATATCAAACAGAAAAGTAATGCTGTATTAGAGATGAAACAGTTCAACACTATGGTTTGGACTATGTTTGGAGAAGAAGAGGATAAGCCAGAAACTATCATCACTAGAGACTTTTATAGGTCTAAGACAGAAATCCCTGCACAATACTATTTAGATAGAGGATATTCTGCGGAGATACTAGATAAGTACGATGTTGGTTTCTGTTCAACTAGGGGCAAGCAGATGTATAATCGCTGTATTGTCCCTATTTATTCTCATAACATGGATTATATCGTAGGCTTTAGTGGTAGAAGTATTTTTGGACAATGTAAAAAATGTAAATTTTATCATGATCCAGAAGAAAGGTGTAAGTTTTTTCCTAAGTGGCGACACTCAAAAGGTTTCCAGAAGGAAAAGTGGTTGTATAATTATTGGTATGCAAAAGAGCATATCTCAAAATCTGGTGTTGCTGTTATTGTAGAATCACCGGGAAATGTTTGGAGATTAGAAGAGGCAGGTATTCATAATGCGGTTGCGATATTTGGAACAGCACTTAATCAATCTCAAAAGGATTTATTAGATGGACTTGGTGCTATGTCGTTGATTATTCTTATGGATAATGATGAAGCAGGAGAGAATGCTGCCGCTAAAATCATTGATACATGTTCAAATCAATACAGGATTTATAAACCAGTTATCAATACAAATGATATTGGCGAAATGAACTTGAATGACATTCGCAGTTTAATTTTGCCACATGTTTTAGAAGCAAAGGATTATTATAAATGACAAAGATTATAGGATTTGCTGGTAAAAAACAAAGCGGTAAAAATACATGCTGTAACTTTTTACAGATGCTTAAATTCCATGAGTATGGAGTATGTAAAAATGCAAGTCTGAGTGAAGAAGGTCATATATTAGTTTCAGATCTTTTTGGTGAAACTGTGTCTGGTGCTGATTGGATACCTCTTACAGAAGAATATGTTGATATTTCTCAGCTTCTAGAAAGCTTTGGCCCTTGTAAGATTTATGCTTTTGCAGATGTATTGAAAGAGTTTGCAGTTGATGTATTAGGGCTTGATCGTCATCAAGTTTATGGGACTAATGAAGAAAAGAATTCTCCTACTCATTTACAGTGGGAGAATATGCCGGGAATCACTACAACAAATATTTTCTCTCATGGTTATTTGGATGCTGGGTGTGAAGCATTTGGCGTTACATACCATGAACCCGGACCAATGACTGGTAGAGAAGTTCTACAATACTTTGGTTCTGACATCTGTAGAAAGATGTATGAGAACATTTGGTTCGATGCTTGTATTCGTAGGATTAGAAAAGATAATCCAGAACTGGCACTTATTTCTGATGTAAGATTCCCTAATGAGATTAAAGGTGTTCAAGACGAAGGCGGTATTGTATTTGGACTACCAAGAGATATTGTAAATGGTCAAGATACACATAGTAGTGAGCAAGTAGATTTATCTCTATGTGATTATTTATTACCAGAAGGAGATATTGAAACTACAACTAAAGCGTTGTATAAGATTATAACAGAGAATAGAATTCATCCCTTTAGAACAAAGGTGGCTTAATGGGTATCCCAATTGTTTATTTTAGAAGTAGTTCTTTTAACTGCCATAGATTCTGTCCGCAACAATATTTGGTAGAATACTTTCTTGGATGGAGAGGCCCAAGTAATAAGAAGGCAGATAAGGGGACTATTGTTCATAAAGTACTAGAAATAGCAGCACTTGCTAAAAAAGCAGCACAAGATGGTAAAAAGACTTTTATTGATGATGTAGTGGGTGAAACTAAAACTGCCGATTATAGGGAAGAGTATTTAGAAGAACTTGTAGATAAAGTTTATAACTATTATACGAAAGCATTTAGTCATCATAAATGGACTGGTGCAGATTTAAAAGATTGTAAAAACTGGACATGGAGAGCATTAACCATTAAGAATGGTATGTTCGATCCAAGGAATATGAATGTAGTTGCTGCTGAACCACATTTTGATTTTGAAATAAAAGAAGACTGGGCAAAGTATGAACATGAACTTCCAGATGGAACTAAGCTAGACGGTTATTTGTCCATGAAAGGCACCGTAGACCTCGTTACAGACCTTGGAGATGGTGTCTATGAGATTATTGACTGGAAGACTGGAAAGCGTTTAGATTGGGCCACAGGAGAAACTAAAGATCAGAAGAAACTCTGGCGTGATGCCCAGCTTCGTATGTATCATCTTGCTATGTCACATAGATTCCCAGAAGCAAAAACTTTTCTTATTACTATTTATTTTATCAATGATGGTGGTCCTTTTACTGTCCATTTTCAAGATAAAGACTTGCCAAAGACAAAAGAGATGATACAAAAGAAGTTTGAGTTCATTAAGGCAACTCAACAGCCGACACTTATTAAAGAAACTGATCCATCACAAGCTTGGAAGTGTAGGAAGTTGTGTCACGCTGGAATGACAAGTTTTGAGGGAACACATATTGAACCTATCAAAAACGTAAGGTATAATAGAGATATGACAAAGTGTGAACAGATTAAATATATGATTAAGAAAAAAGGTGTTGAGTGGGTTGTTCAAAACTACAATGCACCAGAATTTAACTTTGCCTCTTACAAAGCTCCGGGGAGTATCGAATGAGTTATACGCCATTGCATGTCCATTCTGAATATAGTTTGCTCGATGGACTTTCCAAGACTTCACAAATCGCATCTCGTATCAAAGAGATTGGTTCTACTGCTTGTGCCTTGACTGATCATGGCACAGTTAGTGGTGCTGTTGATTTTGTAAAAACAATGAAAGATAATGGACTTAAACCTATCTTGGGTTGTGAGTTTTATTTCTGCTTTGGTGAATCAACTGATAAGAATCCTGATAATAAGAAACTATTACATCAAGTTATTCTTGCTAAAAATCTAGAGGGTTGGAAAGAGATTTTGAGATTAGTTGCTCTTTCAAACCATCCAGACAGATTCTATCATAAGCCTCGCGTTTCTATGCAAGATGTTGGGTTTACTATTAGTGGTCAGAATCTTGTCACATTTAGTGGTCATCTTGGTTCTATTCTTCAATATAAAATGATGGATGAAACCGAAGAAAGATTACACCATGATTGGCTAAAAAAAGGGTGCGAATGGGCTACTTATCTAGAACAACTTTATGGAAAAGGTAACTTCTTCATTGAAATCCAAATGATTGATAGTCAAAGAAATCCACTTGCTAAAACTATTGCTAACTGCTTACGTCAAGTATCTAAAGTTACTGGTATTCCTTGTGTTGCTACTCCAGATGCACATTATGCCCGTAGAGAAGATGCTATTGATCAAAGAGTTCTTTTATGTACTTCATTGAAGAAAACTCTAGGTCAAATCCAAATGGATATCAAGCAAGGTAATAGTGTTGGATTACAATGCTTCTTTGAATCAGATAACTTCCATATTCCATCTTTTGAAGAAATGAAAAGTTGGCATACAGTAGAAGAGATTGAAAATACTAATAAGATTGCAGAAATGTGTGATAACTATAGTATTCTATCTGCTCCTAATCCTCCACAGTTTCCATGTCCCGGTGGTATGAGTGATGAAGATTATCTTCGTAAATTATGTCGTGATGGTTGGAAAAAGAAGATGGCTCACATTAGTATGGATAATGATCCAGAGCAGTTCCAGATTTATGGCGAAAGAGTTAATCATGAGTTGGAAGTTTTTACATCTTGCGGTTTGAGTAGTTACTTCCTAATCGTTCGTGACATCATTAAGTTCTGTCATAAGAATGGATACATTACTGGTCCCGGTCGTGGTAGTGCTGCTGGTTGTATGGTTTCTTATCTAATTGATATTACACAGATTGATCCTATCCCAGCAGACCTACTTTTTGAAAGATTTTATAACGCAGGTCGTAACTCTCCGGGTAAAATTAGCTGGCCGGATATTGATATTGATGTTCCAAAAGAAGCAAGACCTAAAGTTATTGAATATATTAGGGATAAGTATGGTGAAGATAATGTTGCTCAAATCGTTACCTATACAACTCTAAAAGGTCGTTCTGCATTGAAGCGAGTTATGCACGCCGTAGGTGGTATCTCATTTACAGAACAAAACGCTATGACTAAATACATTTTAGACGAAGCGAAGATTGCTGATGAACTACAAGAAATGAAAGAGGAACTTGGAACTTCTTCTATCATTAGATGGTGCATTGAAAACAATCCTAATAGATTTAAAGATTGGGTTCAGATTGATGAGAATGGAGAACTTGTTGGTGATAAGGCAGAGATTTTTAAACAAGCGATTCGTTTAGAAGGAACAAAGATTATTCAATCTAAACATGCCGCTGGTGTTGTTGTTTCTCCATACAAGATTTCAGAGACTTGTCCTATGGTTAGGTCTACTGATGCAAACGATAAGGGTTACATTGCTGGATTTGAAGGTCCAAGTTGTGAAGAAGTTGGGCTATTGAAAATTGATGTATTGGGTATTACAATGTTGGATAAAGTTATGTCTGTAGCAGATATTTTATTAGGAGTTGAATAATGAATCATCGTTGGATTATTGTTTATGATTTGGAAACTGATGGACCTGATCCTACTACTGCTAATCCAGTAGAGATTGCGGCGGTTCCAGTTAATCCTAGAACTTTAGAAATCAAAATGGATGATACCTTTGAGGTTACAGTCAAACCTCCCGGTATTGATAAGGATGATTACTTTACAACAGGTGTTCAAAAAACTATTGATTGGCACGCCTCTACAAGAGGTTGTTCTTCTGAAGACATTGTGAGTACTTGGAAGAAAGGTAAATCACAAAAGGTTGCTATGAAAAACTTCTGTTCTTATTTGCAGAAGTATCATATTGAAAAAGATCCAGTCCGCAGAATCTACTTTACAGAACCAGCATATAGTGGTTATAATGTAGATG